AACAGGAGTAGGATCAGGATTATCAGCATACTTTGCTTTAAAGCAAGAAATTGGTAAGTTAAAAGGTAAGGTAGACAAACTTACTGGAGACATGGATGCTCTAGAAGAAGATCTTACTGCCAAAGAAAATACTATTTATAATCGGATGGAAGCACTTAAAGAAGATCAGAAAGCTGCTCATGAGAAGCTGGATCTGAAGATGGATAACTTAACTAATCACATGACACAGTTAAGTACAAATATCGCAGAACTTACAGGCTATATCAAAGCTACTAAAGAGCAGCAAGGTAAGAAGCCTTAAGGTTAATACAGTTTAGGTTAAGGAGCCTGGGTAAACGTACCTGGGCTTTTTTATCTAAACATTTGGAGTTTAAACTTTTTATCATATATTTGTCTAAACCTAAATATTTAAAAGTTATGCAAAACCAACAAGAAATGTTTACTCCTGAGCAAATTGAGGAGAAAAAAGCAGAGCTAATGGAGTTCTACAAAGAGCAAATTGAAGTTCTTCAATTGCAAAAAGATTATGAAACATTAGCTACTGAAATTGAAGAGCTGCGTGCAAGACGCTTAGTTGCACAAATGCGTCAAGCTCAAATTATGGCACCGCGTCCTGAAGAAGGGGATGATGCACCTGAGACTCCTGAGGAAACTGAGGAAATTAAAAAGCGTGTATTAAGAAAAGAAAAGTAAGAAATCATGGCAGTAGTAAATCAAGTTCAGAAAAAAGTACGTATGAACCTATGGGACATAGTACGTTTTCAGCTTAATGTGCATTGCCATTTGAAAAACATTTCAGTATCAGATCGTGACCTTAATTGCTTAACCTATTTAGCAATATCAGGTGAAAAAGAACTTGCGGATTTTTGTAATGCTGTTGCCGATAATAATATATTCGGCAACAGCCAATCCGTAAGAAATGCAATATCTAAAGGACAACGTCGCGGTCTAGTTAATGTATTTAAGAATGGTAAAGCAAAGAAACGTATTAAGCTGAACCCCGAGATAATGATACAAACTAATGGTAACATCTTGTTAGATTATAAAATTGTAAGACTTGAATCCCAAGAAAGCGAAGACCCTTTACAGCGAAGTAGCAACTGATCTCAACTTAGATGAGAATCTAGTAAAAGATGTATTAGATTTCTACTGGAGTGATTTGCGAAAGCAAATGGCAAATCTTACATCACCAAGATTAGATGTTATAAATTTAGGAACATTTGAGGTAATGCCTAAAACATTAGAAAGATGTATTATAGCATATCAAGAGTATCAAAAGATGCCGGTTCCTAAAACCTTTACAAAGTATCAAGCATATAGCGTAATTGAAGGAAGACTTAAACGCCTCCTAGAAATACAAGAAGAACTCAATAGTTATAGTGAAATAAAGAAAACCGTAATAGAAAAACGATATGGTAAACAAGATCAAGAAAATCTGGAAAAATAAGTGGCTCATCTTTGAAGGGATGTTTAACTACTATTTTACTCGTAAAAAAATTAAGCGTGTTGCCATGTGGCGCATGGAGATTTGCGAGTCATGCCCTCTTATAGATATCAAAGGATCTAAATGTGAAGTACCTGGTACTCAACCATGTTGTGGAGATTGCGGTTGCTCACTAGCTTATAAAACACATAGTATGTCTTCAGAATGTCCTCACGGAAGATGGTTTGCTATAATGAGTGAGGAAGATGAAGATTTATTAAATGAAAAACTGGATACGCATGGCGATAGTATTTAAACCCGAAACACATAGTTATGTAAGTATTGATCCTAATGAGAACATATCATGGACCAGTGTAACTAGTGTCATATCAAAGTTTAAAAAGCCTTTTGATGCAGATACTATTGCATTAAAGTCTTCTAAGAATAAGAAAAGCAAATGGTATGGTATGACCCCAGATGCTATTAAAGAAGCTTGGAAGAGTGAATCCAATAGAGCAATGAGCCTTGGTACTTGGTATCATGGGCAACGTGAGCGTGATATTTTATCATGTGAAAGTATTAGTAGGGAAGATGTTGTGGTTCCCGTATTTAAGCCAATTGAATCAGATGGTATTAAAAAAGCACCAGATCAAAAACTTGGTAATGGTGTATATCCCGAACATATGGTGTATCTTAAGAGTGCGGGGTTATGCGGACAAGCCGATAGAGTTGAGGTGGTTAATGGTAAAGTTAACATCTATGATTATAAAACAAATAAAGAAATTAAGAGCACCGGTTACACTAACTGGGAAGGAATTACTGATAAAATGCTTGATCCAGTCAATCATTTGGATGATTGTAATCTTAACCACTATTCATTGCAACTAAGCTTTTATATGTATATGATCATAAAACATAACCCAAGATTAAAACCGGGTAAGATGATTATTGAGCATATACTTTTTAAAGAAGCTGGTAAAGATGCTTATGATAATCGTGTTGTGTTATATGACCAGTTTGGTGAGCCTGTAGTAGATAAAATAATACAATATGAAGTACCATATCTAAAAACTGAGGTTATAAATATTATAAATAAGCTAAGAGATAATGGCAAAGCTTAATGAAAACATACCATCTTTTAAGTGTTTAGTTAAAGCATCTTACTTTACTAAAAATGCTGAAGATGATAATACATATCATCAGGCTTATGCCTTTGGTATTCAGTCTATTACAACTAAAATTCTTACGTTTCATATAATGACTGATTACGGAATGCTTAGATCTCGAGTACCGTTATCGGAAATATACATTAAAGAACCAGAAAACGATATACCTTTTCATATGAAGCAACTATGGGATTGCTTTTCTGAAAATGTAACAGTTACTTCATATTTGCATCTTAAAGAAAAAAAATGCCAAGTAATTCTTAAAGATAAAAGCTTTATATGGGCTACATATATGTTTACAGTAGACTGGTATGATAATCCCTATTCTGATGAACCAAGTGATTATAAATGCGGACATATACTTGTAGCAGATGATGGTTATTTATTATGTCAACCTAATAACAGAATATTTTGGAGAGATTCAAATTGGGTAACAAAAGAATTTCCAATAGAGCCTAAGCAAATTAAAGTAGATACATCTTTGCCATCCGTAGAAAGTGTATCTAATAGGTGGATTACAGAAGATACGGATAGTTTTTACTATAATTTAAATAAAGATGATAGTCAAGTTATTTGATATACAAAATAAGGTTATTGTTCCTAGTGAGCATTGCTATACCATTACAACCTTAAAAAAAATTATGGATGATTATCCTGAGGATTACCTTAAGATATATCAATACTTGTTTTATATGACATGTCCTAATCCAGATCTAAATCCTTTTTTTAATCTTGCTGAAGATGACAAAGAAGAGATTATATTAGCAGAAATAAGTGCAGAGTTTAGTCCTGAGGATGATGGTATTCCAGGTGCATTAGATCTCTGCAAAAAACTATATGAAACTCCAACTATGAGGGCGTATAATGGTATTAAGCAAATGCTTGACCGTTTAGCAAACTATATGGCCACAACAAGTATAACAGATGGGAGAGATGGTAATATTACAGCGCTTACTAACACAGCAGCAAAATTTCAGCAAATCCGTGAAGCCTACAAAGGCGCATACAAAGATCTTCAAGAAGAACAACAAGGTAGGGCTAGAGGAGGAGCCGGGCTTGCATATGACCAAATGTAATCTATCAAACTTTTTTATCTACTATTCTTGTGAAACAGAAGAGTGGATGGCTATACCTAGGGATAATTTAAGTACCTTTATGAACAGTTATTCTTTACCTAGTAAGGCTAAAGACATTGACTTACTAATAAAACTTATAGAAAATGGCAAAGCAAAACGTTGAAAAGACTGCTCCAAAAGGAGATATTAAGTTTTCTATTACCTTATCTGAAGAGCAAAAGAAAGCAAAAGAGTTAATTCTCAATGCTCCTTATAATTTCTTATTAGGTAATGCTGGTTCTGGTAAAACTTTACTTGCTGTACAGGTGGCCCTTGATATGTACTTTAAGAGAAGAGTAAACAAGATTGTTATAACAAGACCTACTATATCTACTGAAGACAACGGTTTCTTACCAGGTTCTGAGAAAGAAAAGATGGAACCTTGGCTTGTGCCTATTAAGTCTAATATGAGAAAGGTTTATGATAAACCGGATATCTTAAATAAACTTGAAGAACAGGAGGCTATAGAGCTTGTATCTCTTACCCACTTTAGAGGTAGAACTTTTGACAACTGTGTATGCATAGTGGATGAATTTCAGAATCTTACTAAAGCCCAACTGCAGATGTGTGTAGGACGTTTAGGTAAGGATTCTATTATGATCTTTACTGGTGATCCTCACCAAATAGATTTAAAGTTTAAGAATGAGTCAGCTATACATGAGGTACCTAAGTTAGAGAAATCTCACTGGGTTAATAAAGTAATTCTTTATGATAACCATCGCCATGAGGCACTTAGTGAAATATTAAAGCTTCTTAATGAATACTAATATAGAAATACCTACTTGGGAAAACGGAGAGTGGACAACTACGTCTTTTAATTCACGTGATGAGTTTAAAGACTTTGTGTTTAGTATTTTTAAAGAACCTGGGCAATATCAGTTTGATGAAACTTCTAGAATGTTTAATGAGCAGGCTAGAATATTTAATGATATAGGATTTTATTGTAAAGCTCCTCAAGGAACTAAAGATTTTATTGTTTATTGGAATGACCAAAAGAATAAATGTAGAACCGGAGTAATATATAAAAACAATGGTAATAGCTGGTATATACCACGTGATTACTACATGTGGCTAAACTTCCTACCGATATTTAATAAAGAAACACAAAAGTTTGGATTTGCTGATGTACGTGATGCTCAGTATCACATGGCTTTATATGAAGCATTAGCAGAACTAAACTATAAACATGCAGCTATATTAAAGAAACGTCAGATTGCATCTAGTTACTTTCATGCTGGTAAACTAATTAACCAGATATGGTTTGAAGAAGGGATTACTCTTAAAATGGGAGCTAGTCTTAAAGATTATATTAATGAGAAAGGTACTTGGAAATTCTTAAATGAATATGAGGCTTTCTTAAATAAACACACTGCATGGTACCGCCCAATGAACCCTAATAAGGTTATGATGTGGCAGCAGAAGATTGAAATTGTAGATCCGCTTAATAAGCGTAAATCAGAAGTAGGTCTCAAAGGTGTAATGCAAGGGATGTCATTTGAGAAAGATCCTACTAATGGAGTAGGGGGACCATGTAAGTACTTCTTCCATGAAGAAGCTGGTATTGCTCCTAAAATGGACACAACCTTTGAATATATCCGTCCTGCAATGAAGTCTGGGTTTATGACTACAGGTATGTTTGTAGCAGCAGGATCTGTGGGAGATTTATCTCAATGTGAGCCACTTAAAAAAATGATTACACGCCCGGATGCAAATGATATTTATAGTGTTGAGTCTAACTTAATAGATGAGACCGGGCAAATAGGTAGAACAGGATTATTTATTCCTGAGCAGTGGTCTATGCCACCATATATAGATGAGTTTGGTAATTCTAAAGTAGAAGATGCACTTAAGGCATTAGATGAACAATTTGCTGAGTGGAAACGTGAACTAGATCCACAAGAATACCAGCTACGTATCTCCCAGCACCCTAGAAATATCAAAGAAGCATTTGACTTTAGAACTGTATCAGTATTTCCTAGTCACCTTATTACAGCACAAACAAGACGTATTGAGGAGAAAATGTATGCTTATGAGTTTTTAGATATATATAGGGATGACAAAGGTCAGGTAGCTACTAGAGAAACTAATAAGCTACCTATATCAGAATTTCCAATAACTAAAAATACTGAGGATAAAACGGGTACATTAGTAGTATGGGAGAAACCTGTTAAAGATCCTGAGTTTGGGATGTACTATGCAAGCATTGACCCCGTGGGTGAAGGTAAGACAACTACCTCAGAATCACTATGTTCCATCTATGTATATAAAGCTTCAGTTGAAGTAACTCGCAACGATGGAGAAAAGGTTGAAACCTTTATTGAACATGATAAAATAGTAGCTGCCTGGTGTGGCCGCTTTGATGATATAGCTAAAACTCACGAGCGTCTAGAGATGATTGTTGAGTGGTATAATGCATGGACTATTGTGGAAAATAACATTAGTTTATTTATCCAACATATGATTCATCGCAAAAAACAAAGATATTTAGTACCTAGATCTCAGATTTTATTTTTAAAAGATATAGGTGCAAATGCTAATGTATTCCAAGAATATGGTTGGCGTAATACTGGTACTTTATTTAAAAGTCATATGATAAGTTATGCAATTGAGTTCCTAAGAGAAGAATTGCACCAAGAAACTGCAGATGATGGTAAAGTAGTTAAAACAACCTATGGTGTAGAACGTATTCCAGACATCATGCTGATGAAAGAGATGATGGCTTATAGAGATGGTGTAAACGTCGATAGGTTAGTTTCATTTGCTGCGCTTATAGCTTTTGCTAAAGTACAGCAAGCAAATAGGGGTTATAAAAAACGCTATGAGGAAACTGGAGCGGCAAAAAACTTGGATAACTCTAATAAATTCAGTAAATTAAATAAGAGCCCTTTTCGTCACATTGGCAATGGGGGCCATACTTTTAGTGGTATGAAATTACCAAGACAAGCATTTAAAAACTTAAGATAAGTTATGGAAATATACAATGCCATGCAGGTAAAGGCCGGGGCCAAAGTTGAGTACAACAAAATGGGTACTCTTAATCAGCCTATTCAGTTTTTACCTAAAGATAAAAAAGATAAAGACTGGGCTAACTGGAACCTAGACTGGCTAGAATGGCAAGGCTTGCGCGTAGTGCGTAGAAATGCACGTCGTTTCTTAAAGAACTATAAGCTTGCTAAAGGTATTATAGATAAAACAGACTACATTGTAGAAGAGGATAATGAGTATGCAGATCTTATTGAAACATTGACTCAAGAAGATGTAAGTGCATTAGAGCTTAAGTTCTATCCTATTATTCCTAATGTAGTTAATACGCTTGTTGCAGAATTTGCAAAACGTAATACACGTGTTACATTTAGAGGTGTTGATGAGACATCTTATAATGAAATGCTAGAGCTTAAAAGAGCTGAGTTAGAAAAAGCTATTATTGCTGATGCTGAAGAGCAAATGCGTATGACGCTATCAGAGATGGGTATTGCTGAAGATAATGAGCAATATCAACAAGCAATGGCTCCTGAAAGTATTAAGTCATTACCACAAATTGAAAGCTATTTTAGTAAGACTTATAAATCAATGGTAGAGCAATGGGCTGAGCACCAGCTTCAAGTTGATACAGAACGCTTTAAAATGGATGAGCTTGAAGAGCGTGGATTTCGCGATATGTTAATTACAGACCGCGAGTTCTGGCACTTTAAGATGATGGATGATGATTATCAAATTGAATTATGGAATCCAATATTAACTTTTTACCATAAGTCACCTGAGGTACGCTACATGTCAGATGCTAGCTGGGTAGGTAAATTTGATATGATGACGGTAGCTGATGTCATTGATGCATATGGCTGGCTTATGACTCAAGAACAACTAGAAAGTCTTGAGGCAATTTATCCAGTACGTTCTGCAGGTTATCCTATTCAAGGTTATCAAAATGATGGTAGCTACTATGATGGTACAAAGTCACATGACTGGAATACACAAATGCCATCTTTAGGATATCGTCAATATACTTCTATGTGGGATAATACTCTTGTAGGAGGTGATATTGTAAACTGGATCATGCGTGATACAGAAGACTTCTTTGACTATGGTACAGTTAACTTACTACGTGTGACTACAGCTTATTGGAAGTCACAACGTAAAGTAGGTCACTTGACTAAAATTTATGATGATGGTACAGTACTTCAAGATATTGTAACAGAAGATTATAAAGTTGTAGATAAACCTATTTATAATACACGTCTTATCAAAAACAAGTCTAAGGATAACTTAGTATTTGGTGAGCACATAGATTGGATTTGGATTAATGAGGTGTGGGGTGGAGTTAAGATTGGTCCGCATCACCCATCATTCTGGGGAACTAAATCCCCTGGGGGTATCAATCCTATATATTTAGGAATGAACCAAAATAATATTGCACCAATGAAGTTCCAATTTAAAGGTGATAATTCACTTTATGGTTGCAAACTTCCTGTGGAGGGCTCAGTATTCTCAGATCGTAAT